GTTGGTGATAAATTTGCAACTGGAAGTGGTACCGTATTATTAGCATCAACTACTGCTAATAGTGAATTTAGAATTTCAGGTAGTGGTTATCCACTATTTAGATTTATCTCTTCTGCTGCTCCTATACCATCAAATGATATTGATGGTAATCTTTATTACTTTGCTTCTGGGTCTTCTCTACAAGCTACTTTAGATAACTTAACTGGATCTATTAACAGTGCTTTATCAGGAGCTGCTGCTCTTTCAGGATATAATTTAATTCAAGCTACAAACACAGCAACCACAATTATATTATCGGGTTCATTAGCAGGTACTGCAGTAAATGGATTTACTTTCCAAACTGGATCTGCTTCAAGTTTCTCGAATTTGTTTACTTTGGGTGGTGGTACTAATATATCTACTCAAGCAACAGCATTTACTCTTGAAACATTATCTTGGGGTGATATAATGAATAACACCTCTAGTATGACTAATGGCGCTTTAGCAAGTGGTAGTGCAACTAACGTTCGTTGGGAAATTACACAAGTAAACACAGGAAGTGGTGTATTTACCTTAGCAATTCGCTCTGGAAATGACAATACAACTCAACCTAACTATTTAGAAACATGGACTAATTTATCATTAGATCCTGCTTTACCTAATTTTATTTCTCGTGTAATTGGTGATTTAAAACCAATTTATCGCCTAGATAGTGATGGTATCCCATATATTGATACTACAGGTTCATATGCTAATGCTTCCCAATATGTTCGTATTAAATCAATTACCACCCCACAGATTGATTCAATTGACAATAATGGGCTTTATAAAGCATCTCAATATAGTAGCAGCTTACCATTGCTAGGAAGCGGATCATACGGTGGTTCATTTGCTGGTGGTTTAGCTGATACAGGAGCAACTAAATTAATGAATGAAAATATCACAGCTACTAACATTCAAGGTTTCCACCCAGATCACTACGAAACAGCATTTGCTTTATTAAACAATAAAGACGAATATCAATTTAATGTATTATTAGCTCCTGGTATTTCATTAGACAGCGCAGCTGTTAGTGATATGATTTCTACTTGTGAAGGTAGAGGTGATGCTATTGCAGTAATAGATTGTAAATTATATGGCAGCGTAGTATCAAGCGCAGCAAGTGCCGCAGCTGGACAGTCAAGTAATTATGCAGCAACATATTGGCCTTGGATCCAATTATACAGCTCAGGTTTAGGTAAAGCCGTTTGGGCTCCTGCCTCTACAGTAATGGGTGGTGTATTTGCATTTAACGATCAAGTTGGTGCTGAATGGTTTGCTCCTGCAGGATTAAATCGTGGTGGTGTACCTTCAGTATTAAAAGCTGAACGTAAATTAACTCAAAACGATCGTGATACGTTATATGAAGCAAATGTTAATCCATTAGCTACATTCCCTGGAGAAGGTGTTGTAGTATTTGGTCAGAAAACATTGCAGCGTAAACAAACAGCTCTTGATCGTGTAAACGTTCGTCGTTTGTTAATTGCTCTTAAAGGATATATTGGCCAGGTTGCTAATAACTTAGTATTTGAACAAAACACTAACGTAACTCGCAATCGCTTCTTATCTCAAGTTAATCCATACCTTGAATCAGTAGTACAACGTCAAGGTTTATATGCTTACAAAGTAGTAATGGATGATTCCAATAATACTCCTGATGTAATCGATCGTAACCAATTAGTAGGTCAGATCTATATTCAACCAACTAAGACTGCTGAATACATTATCTTGAACTTTAACGTACAACCAACTGGCGCTACATTCCCTGCATAGGGGATGTAGTTGCTAATATTTATTGATAGCAATAAAAAATTAAAATAAAATGGCAGTATTAGACGCTAATGAAATAATGTTCACAGCTTTTGAACCTAAAGTTCCCAACAGGTTCATAATGTACATTGATGGCATCCCAGCATATTTGATTAAAAAGGCTTCAGCTCCTGGATTTGAAGCTAATATGATTAAGCTCGATCATATCAACGTTTACCGTAAAGTAAAAGGTAAAGTTGAATGGAATGATATGAATTTAGAATTATACGATCCCGTAACTCCATCTGGTGCACAAGCCGTAATGGAATGGGCTCGTTTAGCACACGAATCAGTAACTGGTCGTGATGGTTATTCTGATTTTTATAAGAAAGATTTAACACTAGATATTCTAGGTCCTGTAGGTGATGTAGTAGGTGAGTGGATTATCAAAGGTGCTTATTGTAAAACAGCTACTTTTGGTGAATACGATTGGTCAACAGGCGACGCTGCAGTTACTTTAGCAGTAACAATTGCTATGGATTATTGCGTATTGAACTTCTAATTTAGTATTATTTATTTTAAGAGACGTTTGCTTATGCAAACGTCTTTTTTTGTTTGTGATATTTATTGCAAACGATGAAAGGAAAGTCATTCGTATTTATAAAACTAAGTGTTTGCTTCTTTTGCAAACACTTTTTTTCTGCGTATATTTATATATATAATAATAAAATAGTTTATGGCAGAATTAAAGATCCCAACAGAAACAGTTTCATTACCTTCAAAAGGCTTACTGTATCCCGAGACATCCCCTTTAGCTAAGGGTGAAATTGAAATGAAGTATATGACAGCAAAGGAAGAAGATATTCTTACTAATGCTAATTACATTAAAAATGGCACAGTAATCGATAAATTACTCCAGGCACTTATTGTAACACCTATTGATTATAATGAATTATTAGTAGGTGATAAAAATGCAATATTAGTTGCAGCTCGCGTTTTAGGTTATGGTAAAGATTATGCTTTTAAATACCTTAATACAGAAGGAGATGAAGTAGAAACATCAATTGATTTATCTACATTAGAGGATAAACAAATAGATTCTACTTTATATAAACGTGGTGCAAATGAGTTTTCTTTTATTCTTCCTCATTCAAAAAATAGTGTTGCTTTTAAGTTGTTAACACACGGTGATGAACAAAAGATTGAAGCTGAGATTAAAGGTATGAAAAAGGTTAATCCAAGCGGTTCATATGACGTAACTACACGTCTAAAACACATTATAACTTCTGTTGAAGGTAAACGTGACCAAAAAGATATTCGTGATTTTGTAGATAATTATCTCATTGCAAAAGATGCAAGAGCTCTACGCGAATATTACGCCAAAGTATCCCCAGATATCAACTTAACCTTCAAACCAGAAGATGAAAATTATACAGGGGAGGGTATAAATATTCCTATATCAATTAACTTTTTTTGGCCTGACTCCAGAGTATAGGTTATACGTATTTTCCCAAATACATGAAATTACATTTCATGGTAAGGGGGGATACGATTGGGAAACTATATATAATATGCCTATTTGGCTTCGTCGTTTTACATTTGAAAAAATTAAAGAATTCTACGAAAAAGAACAGGAACAACAAGAAAAACAAACCCAATTAGTTAATAATAAAAAAACAGTGTCCCGACCTAACATAGCTCCTAAACCGACATATACTGTTAAAGCGCCCAAGAAATAGGGCGCTTTAATATTTATACGACGTAACAATATATTATGCCTCCAACTTTAAAAGATTTAGAAGATAGCCTAGAAAGTATGCGCGATGACCTGGAGAGTATGGCCAGTACATTAAGCAAAGGTATTAGAAATAGTTTAGCAGATGCATTAACAGATTTAGGTAATATGGCTGATGCCCTTAGAGAGGGTAAAGATATAACTAAAGAATTAGCTAGTAAAACAGAACAATACCAGAAACAATCTAATAGATTAGCTTTTGACCAAATTGACCTAGAAGCCCAATTATTAAAAGCAATACGAGATAGGAACCATGCTGCTCAACAAAAAATACAAAAACAATTAATTGAAAATAAAAATGCACAATATCAAATAGAAAAACAATTAGATACTGCTAAATTACTTGGACAACAAGCTCAAGAAGAGAAAAAAATAACAGAGGAAAAGAAAAAACAAAATAACTTAGCTGATTTAATAGATAAGAAATATAAAGATATTAAAGATACATTAAAGGGATGGTTTGCCTTAGGAAGTATAATGGATATGCTTTTTAAGGGTAGTGAAAACATAGCTAATTTTAGAAAAGAATTAGGTATATCTTATGAAAATGCTTATCTCTTAAATAATGAACTTGGTTTTGTAGGTAATAATGTGTTTGATGCCTATATTAATGGTGAAAAACTAAAAAAATCCTTTACTGACCTATCTAAAGAAATGGGCTTTATTGTTGACTACGGAAATGAATCCCTAGTTACAATGACTAACCTAACAGGAAGACTAGGTATGTCAGGTAAAGAAGCAGCCCAACTAACTACACTATCTAGAATGCAGTCAAAGAATACAGAAGCTGTTCTAGATGATGTAGGTAAAACGGTAACTGCAATGAATAAGCAGGGTAAAACTGCTATTCTATTGAAGGATGTGATGAGAGAAGTAGCCAATGTTAGTAAAGCAACTGCTGTTAGTTTAGGTAGTAATCCTGTAAAAATAGCTGAAGCTGTAGTTGCTGCTAAACAACTAGGTACTACTCTACAGCAAATGGAATCCACAGCGGATTCATTATTAAATTTTGAAACATCAATTGGAGACGAACTAAAAGCAGAATTACTCACAGGTAAAAGTATGAATTTAGAAAGAGCTAGAGCTGCTGCTTTAGCTAATGATATGAAATCTTTATCTGAGGAAATAGGTAAAAATGAAGAAGTAATTGGTGCTTTTGCCTCAGGCAATAGATTAGCTCAAGAGGCCACAGCTAAGGCTTTAGGAATGAATCGTGAATCGTTAGCAGCTATGATTTATCAACAAGAAGCATTAAAAATAGGTGCTGAAGGTGTTAGAGCAAAATATGGTGAGCAAGCATATGAGCAATTAAAAGCCCAAAATGCACAAGAAAAATTTGCTAACTCTATTGAGAAATTAAAAACTGCTTTATCTAGTGTAGTTCAAATATTCTCTCCACTTATTGATCTATTAGCCACAGCTTCTGAATTTATGGCTAATATTCTCTCTCAGTGGTATATATTTTATCCTTTAGTTGGATTAGTAGCATTAAGTTACCTACCTAAAATGGCAAGTAGTTTTGCCGGTATAGGTAAAAGTCTCACAGGAATAGGAACTAATTTTAAAAACCTATTTAGTAAAGAAGGAAGAGAATCATTAATGGGCGGAGCAGATAAAACAAAAGAAACAGCTGAAAAAGCAGCTGAATCTGGAGGAAAAGCAGGTGCTGGTGGACCAAAAGCAGGAGATGGAATTAAAAATACACTTGAAGGAATATCAGCTGGTATTAAATCATTTAGTGATGTTAATTTTAAAGATATTGCTAAAGTAGGTGCCGCTGCCGTAGCATTAACATTACTTACTCCAGCTGTACCTGCTTTATTAGCATTACAATTTGTAAATGGTGAATTAATTGAAAAAGCTTTAACAGGAATAGGAAATGGATTAGCAGCAATAGGCACTGCTTTAAAATCTCCTCAACTTCTTCTTGGATTATTAGCTTTTACAGGGGTTATGGTAGGATTAGGATTTGCTCTTAATTTAACTGCTCCTGCCATCACAGCAATAGGAGAAGCAATAGGTACTGTTATTACTTCAATAGCTACTGGTATTTCTACTATTGTTGGAGCTATAGGTGATATGATTGTTAAATTAGGAGAAGTTGGTCCTTCATTACTACTATTAGGTCCTGCTCTATTTGGAATAGCAGGCGGATTAGCATCTATGGGATTTGCAGGAATACTAGCAACACCTGTAATTATGGCTTTAACAGCACTGGGTGCTGTAGCACCAGCATTAGCTAGTCTTGGTGTTGGTGGAGGTGGTGGAAAAGGTGAAGAAGGCAATGCTAATCAACCTCTTATTGATGCTGTTAATGAAGTTAAGGCAGCTGTTGATAATTTAGTAAATCGTCCTGTAATAATTAGTATGGATAGTAAACAGGTAGGATCTAACCTAGCACAAAGTTCATATAAACTAGCATAACAATTAAATATTTATACCAAACAATAAACCATGGGATTATTAGACAAATTAAAAGACAGTATTTTAGGGTTGGGTGGTAGTAAACCACAACAATTCGGAGTAAACCCGGTTCCCCCTGATTCATTACATGAATTATATTCAACTGATGGAAATCCTAATGTGGATTGGCGTTTAATTAAGGGTAATCTACCCAACAAACCACAACCATCAACAATGGATGAATTAGATCCAATCGCCCCTAATCTTAAACCAGTTGGAGTTGTATCACAAGTATACAAATCTAAACCAGGACGTAGATATAAAGATTTAGGACCAACAGAAGGACGTTACTAAATAACATAAATGCCCCTACTTGATTTAAAAACCGACTTAAAATCACTTAAGTACGGAAGTGATCGACCAGGCGGAGGTGACAGCGGTCAACCATACCAAAAAGTTGATATCAACAAAGTTGATAGTGGCTTTAACCGTTTTCGAATGACTAAATTCGATGATGGTTTAGTAAGAGGTGGAGTTGTAGGCGCTGCTAATGCTGCTGTTGTTGATACACTCCGTATCGGGAAATTTCTTACTGATTTTCCTAAAGGGCCTTTATTTATAGTTAAACAAATTGGACTACAAATGTCCAATCCTGTTTTAGAAACTAAAAAATTAAAAACAGATTCACCTGTTAAAGGAGGTGGATTGTTAAGAAATGTAGGTAATTTTATTATTAATACAGCAAATAAAATAGTTAATGCTGTAGGTCCTACCCGCATATATAATTTAGGTATTAATACATTAGCACAAGTTCCGGCCGGTGCTTTTGGTCAACACTTTAATAGACATGGTTTATTACCTGTTCAAAATGAACAAACTAAATATTTAGCTGTTGTCCAAAATAATAATAACGAAGAAAATAATAGATTAACTGGATTAAGAAATAGATTTGGTTTAGGTACTAATTATGATCTTAATAAAGGTAATATTAAATTAAGAAAAAAAGAACAAAAAACACTAAGTGCTATTGCCGCTACTTTTGCAGGAGGAATACCGTTTGCAAATTCGGTTTTTAATGACATACAAAATAGTAGAATTGCTGACTATATAGGAGGCCCCAATTCAGTATACGGTATAGGTAGAACACTAATCCAAAGGGTACCAGAACGTACCAATGATAGTCTTAAAATAGATTATGCTAAAAATAAAAATTTTAATGCTACACATATTTCTGAAGTTAAAATAAGTAGTAGCTTTGATTTTGAAATCAGTAATAGAACTAATTCTGCTTTAGCTAGTTCTAGCTTTGATTTAATTAAAGATACTGATTTAAAAATTAATGGTTCATTTATAAATAATACTTATAAAGAATATCAAGAAAAGAAAAAGGATAATATAGTAATAGTAAATAATGATTTAGGGGTATCTAATAATACTTCATCATTATTAAATCCTTCTAATAGATTTGAATTACCAATACCAACTTCATTAATTAATAATCCTGTTACCTATAATGGAGGAGAAGTTAATGGGTATTTAACAGCAAGTAATGATTTAGGATTAACCCAGATTTCAGGAAGTGATATTCCTACTGAAATTAATATTAACCAAAATGTTATTCCTTATTCAACTCCGGCTCTAAAGAAATATGAAGACTTAAGAAAAAAAGTTAATGAAACTAGTACAACATATACAAATTATAATTCATCTAACGATACTTCTAGAACAGTAGTACAAGTTAATGTTAATAGAAATGCTACTGATTTTAAATATGTTTCTGCTTCCTTAGCTAATCAATTTAAAAGAACAAATGATCTAAATGTAGATGATGATACGATGGTAATAAGAATAACACCATTAGATCCATTTACTGGAAATCCTTTAAAAGTATTAAATTATTTAGGTTATATTACTACTTATAATGAATCATATGATAGCTCTTGGGGAGATGTAAAGTATGTAGGTCGAGCAGAAAAATTCTATATATTTAATGAATTTAAACGTTCTGTAAAATTAGCATTTAATGTTCCTTGTTTTAATGCTGGAGAACTTCGAAAAAAACATTGTGAAGTAAGTGAATTAGCCTCTACACTAGCAGGAAAATACAATAATAGCCTACTAGGAGGTATAATAATAAGACTAAGAGTGGGAGGATACATAATAGACCAACCAGGAATTATAACTAACTTAAATTTTACTCCTGTTGATGGTTCTCCTTGGGATATAGATGCTGGATTTGCTCAATACCTAGCTGTTGATTTTAATTTCACAGTTATTCATAATTATTTACCACAATATCAAGATTGTGGATTTTTAGTAGATCCTCCAATCCCTGTACCTCCACAACCGAAACCTACTCCCCCTGCACCAACACCACCACCAACACCACAACCTAAAATAAAACAACCAACAACTATACCTCCAACTGATATTGATAAGGCCCAATATAGATTCCCAGGTAGAGCTGGGGAACTACAAGGTCAGCAGCCTCCCACTAAATTTAAAAATGCATTTCAGGAAAAACTAGAACAAAATTATTTAAAAAATACTTTAAAAGGAGGTTAATATGGAACGTTATGGTGATGCTACTGTTTTAAAAACAAATAATACTAATAGACCTTACTATAAAGGAAAATTTTACCCTAATATTCCTTTGTCAGAGAATGATTATTATGTTATCACTACTGTAGGAGATAGATTAGATAGTATTGCTTATTCCTATTATGGAGATGCCACTTTATGGTGGATAATAGCAATGGCTAATAACAACATAACCAGAGGTGCTTTATATCCAGTTCCTGGTACTCAATTAAGAGTTCCTACAGATATTAACGGTATTTTAGATTTATATAATCGATTTAACCAAGCTAGATAATGTTATGTCAATATTTAAAAGTTCATTTAATCCTAACGTTCGCAAGCAACTAGAAGTCAGACAAGAGGCTATTGGAAGTAAACGCCATACTCCTCAAACAGTTCAGTATTTTAATGCCCGTAATGCTTGGATTAGAATGACTTCTGCTGTTGATGTGGGAGAAGATAGTGGAGCTTTAGCTAAAAGTTATATATTACAAGGAGGTACATTAACTAGTAATGGAGTTCCTCGTTATCCTATTGGTGGAAAAGAAGGAAAATATACTTTACAAAATCAAGCAGGTGAAACAAATAGATTAGGTTTAAGACCTATGCCTGGTATTACTGGAATAGAGGTAAAATCCAAATCAGCTTATGGTTCCTTAAGAGAAATAAATGTTAGTTTTAATTGTTGGGATATAAAACAACTAGAAGAACTAGAATTACTTTATATGCGCCCTGGATACAC